GCCACAGGAGTCACAGAGGTCAACGTGTTGCCACCCGTGGTATAGCCGCTGCCGTTAGGCACTTCGTCACTGTTGCCCGTCAGGGTTGTGTAGCTAGTAGTTGCTGCGCCATAGGTGCCAGAACCGGCAGCCGTAGCTTTCATAAGCGCAATCTTAAACGTGTTGCCGCCCGGGTTGCTGAAATTATGAACAGCCTTAAGTATTTCTACTTTGAAGCTGGTGGGCATTGCAGTAGTGACGGAAATAGCCATTTTAGTTCTCCAGTAGTTTCACAAGTTCCGGGTGCCCAGCGGCTCGGAAGCGGTTTGCCAATGTGGTGTGGTTAGACCGCACCGCCTGTTTCATGTAATGCACCAGTACCCCCCGGATTTCGTTTTTAAACGCTTCTGCCTGATCGCGGATAACCGGGTGGCAGTTGCCACCAATTGAGACAATTTTATTTAACGCCTGCTCGGCAATTTCTTCGGGGGTGAAGCCGCGCCCCGAGACCATCGTCGCTTTGATTTCGCCCAGTGCCCCGCCTGCAATAGTGCTAAACATTAACCCACCTTAATCTTAACTTGCCCGTCACGATACATATCCTGACGTAGTTTGCCATCGCCGAGGTTTTTCAACAGCGCGATAGCCTGTACATACAGTTTTTCGTAGTTAGCGACCAAATCGGGCTCACCTTTCATGAACCTAATGGCCTCGACCAGAGCGCCGTTGAGCAACGCGGAGTCAAACTCATCACCTAACCACGTAGTACCTGCCGTCACGATAGACTCTGGGTAATAACTGTAGTGCAGTTCAACGGCGTAGCTACTACTAGGGCGGGGGCCAAGTATGAAGGTGTTTTGGTCAAAAATCGCGTAGTGCTTGGGGATGCCTGTGTTCGTCGGAACGGGGTAGGCTTCCCGAATAAAGTTAACATCTTTATTCAAAAGATATTGATACTGCCCCGTGCCATCCACAACTGCCAGCGAATAGACGTACAACATACCCGTAGGCATCGTCAGATAGCTGTTGTTAGCAGTGGTTGTACCCGTCTGGTTCTTCCGAAGCGCAGGTAGCTCAACGGTAGCGTAAATTTTCTGCTCCGCCTGCTGCGTAAACATAGCCAGCTCTGCGACTTCAAACGTCGTTTCGCAGATGGTCTGGATGTTATCGACTAACTGAGCATAGTTCATTGCTTAGCCCATGGGCCCGCGGCACATTGTGCCTTTAGTCGCTGCACCCGCACCACGCATCTTGATACCCGAGGTTTTAGCGCCGGGCTGGGCTTTGCGAGTAATGTTGCCAACTGACATGTTGACCTCATCCGCCGTTGCCGAAGTGCCGGTGCTAATTGTCACTTTACCGCCCGACATGGTGTGCGGCGGGGCATAGCTCGATGCCGGAAGATTATGCTTAGCCATGGTCATGCTCCTATGGTTTACCCATACTGGACTTCTTGAACGAAGAAACCCTCTGGTTGACGACTTTCGCCATACCACGGCCAAGTTTCTTCATGTTGGCATTGGTCTTGCCGCCTTTGGCGTAGCCCTTGGCGTGCATCGACTTTTCGTGGCCTTTTACTGCTTTCTCGGCGATGCCTTTTACTTGTTTCACATCCCCACCACTAAGATATTTTTTGCCTTTCATAATCACTCCTAAGTGATAATTATGCGGACGGTTCCAACAAATCCTGTGCCAGTAAGTGGCACTAGGGGCTGTATCCACGCTCTACTTTCTGGGTAACCCGTGTAATCAGGTCTTGGATTCCTAACCGCTTGAGGGTCGTAGATAGGTGCCTCACCCAAGTGTAGCTGCGGGTGGTCGGGATTCCAACACTCGTTACACGCTTTTATGTTCGTGTCTTTGCCCTTCACCACCAGACTTCGTAGTTCTTTTAGCTTGTACCGAAACCCGCAAACGTCGCACTCGGCGATAGCAATGCGGGCTGATGCAAATCTGTTGCTCACACTTATCTCCTCGGAGAACGCGGAACAAACCGAATTGGAGCCTTCTCCCGATCTTCCTGACCTGCGAGGTCATACTGGCGTTCATACTCCGCCTGCAGCATCGGAAGCCGCGGCATCAAGTCGGGGTCCTTCTGAGCAATGTAATACGCCAACCCCGAGACCAACGCAGGGAGAAAACGGAAGTTCATGTCAGGGGTTTGTATACCGGACCCTGCGTCCTCGATGCGACGAAGCCGCCAGTACACAAGCAAGTAGTACGGGTTTAGCTCAGTGCCTTGGTTTGGTACCGGCCAGATCACAACCCGCGGAGCATCCCGTAGGCGCTCTACTTTGAGCTGGATTGGACGACCCTGCGTCTGCTTGTTAGGGATAGACGCGTAGGTGGAAACGCTAATGCGGGAGATGGTGATGTCTTGCTGGGTGCTGTAGTTACCTTCGCCGGTACGCACAACATGCTCAAGCAGGTCAATCGTATCGTCCGGCAAGTCATACTCCGCCTGCCCTTGAACGAGGTTGATGTAGCCTTCCTCGATGGTCCACATGTTAATGCCGCGGTTGGCCCACTCGATGGTCAACAGGTTCATCGAACGGCGAGCGGTACGTAGGTCGTAACCAGAGCGCATTTCGCGCCCAGCACGTTCCCACGCTTCCTCGGCGATCTCAGTAAACTCCATGTTAAATACAGAAGTGCCAGACGTAGCCATTACTATTTCCTAAACGCCGCGGTCTTCCGGGCTATCTTCTTGGGTTGCGCAACGAACTGCTTACCCTTCTGCTTCCCCGCCCGCTTTGCCTTCGTGGTCGCCGCATACTCAGCAGGGCTTAACGCTTTTACCGCCGCTTCGGGGAGGTATCGCTCCCCGGTCTTACTCGACGGCTTACCGGACTTGGTAGTCCACTTCTGCTCGGTCCACTTCTTTAGGGACTTCTGCGGGGCTTTCATCAGTCTCGGTATCCGCCGCCTGCGGTTTTGTACTTCTTGGCCAGCAACTGCGCCTTACGCGCACTCCACTGGCCTGCCTTAGTACCCTGCGTAGCGGCACCTTTGATCTGATTAAACATCTTCTTCCGCATATCAGGCTTGGTGTAGTTCCCGGCCTCGTTGACCTTGCCACCTTCGGCGTACATGGTGAACTTATCGCCGTCCTTGCGCGTCATGGTTTTGCCTTTCGGCATCTTGCTCGGGCTTATTGCCCCCATGCCGCGAGAGGCCATCATACAAACTTACCCTTGGTTTTGCCTTTTACAGCACAACCATCAGCGCGTTTGGAGGCTGAGCTTACGCTACCGCCTTTGGCAAAATTGGCCGGTACTTTCTGGCCCGCTTTGCGCATCTGTGCCTTGATCTCATCCCGGGTCAGCTTGCGCTTTGGGGCGGGTCGAGCTGGCATCGGAGGCGCTGTACGCGGGAGCGAGTCGGGGTCTACTACATCCATGGGGCGTCTGTTCGGCATATTAGCAAGCTCCGCCTTTGTTCATTTTAACCATGGTGCCTTTGGTTTTGCCTTTTTTAGCAATCCCATCAGCGCGTTTAGAAGCGGAGCCAACACTGCCACCTTTGGAGTATTTCTTGGTGTTGCTAGCCATCTCTTTTTCCTCATGTTTTACCATGCTTTTAGGAGCGCCTTTCTTCTTCATAAAAGCTACTTCTTTTTTCATCATGGACTTCGATTCTTTCATGTCACCACCCTCTGCAAAGTTGCGGCCTTTATCGGCCTTGACGTAATCCTTGCCAACCGACTGCGGGATGCCAAGGCGTTTTGCTGCGGCCTTGTCGTTAGCGACCATGGCCATGAGATTATGCTGGGCTTTTGACGTAGACGGCATTAGCAGTTCCACGCCCTTAAGCTTTTATTTATCCGACTGTTAGGGTCTTTAGCCGTTTTCTCACTGGTGAGCTTGGCTTTCATCCCTTTCATTCGAGCGCAGAAAGAGTCCCGACGTTTGCCACCTTCCGGCTGGGGGCGTTTAAGCCCCGGCTTGCCCGGGTTGGCCGCGTTGTAGGAAGCACGACCCTTGGCATTCAAACCGCCTTTTTCGGACTTGCCTTCTTTGCGTTGCCACGCCGGGGACTTAGCCATAGAACAGAGTCGCTGTCAGGTTAGCAACCAGCCCAACATAGATACCGTCCGGTGCCAAAATACCTTCACCGGGGATAGCCACGTTAAACGCCACGGGGTTGTATGAGTCAACTTCCAGCAAGATGTTGGCGTACATCGTAACTGCAGCGTCCCCCGTAATGGTGCCGGAAACCGAGTCCGTTACAGTAAACGTAGTCGCGTTGGTTACCGTCACCGTGTACACGTTGGCCGTCGCCGTACCGCCAGTACCTGCGGCAAAACTAAGCCAAACGCGATTCCCAGTAACGAGACCATGCCCCGCCATCGTAACAGTCACGGTTGTGCTAGACCTGCCGTACGTGCCTACTTGTGTGGTGTTGTTTGCAAACACCATATTGCGGGCTGCAGCGGCGGCGTTTGCCGAAACCACAGCGCCTTTCAAGCGGGTCCTGTACGCAACCGCAACTCCCGAAGACGTTTTGTGTACAGACTTTACGTCATATTGCATCGTCATAGAGATCAGCTCCTCGCCGAAAAAACTTACGCGGTGCGAGTAAAGGCGTACGCAGTAGCGCTGGAGAACATCAGAGTGAAGCGGGCCAGACCGGTAGCGCCCGAAGCAACCGTCAGGTCGCCAAAGCTGCCCGCAGTATCCGCCGCTGCCGTGGACAAGATGCCGTTGACCGCTACAGCGATGGTAACCGTGTTAGCACCCGCAGTGTTGTCGATATACAGATCAAACACAGTACCGCGACTTGCGCCAAGGGCTGCGCCCAGCAAAGTACCAGTGGGGAGGGTAATCGTGGTGGCTGCTGCGGAGGTAGAAGTGATGTAGCCAGTAGCAACTTGGGCCGCAGTAGCGGTGCCAGTGGCGTTAATTGCTGCGGTGGTAGCGTGGGTTGTTGCGCCTGAACCTGCAATATTGCCGGTCAAAGCGCCAACAAAGCCATTAGTAGAAGTAACTGGGCCGGAAAAAGTAGTAGAAGCCATTGCGAATTCCTCACATGCGAGTTGAGCGTATCTGTCTGCATGTCGTCAGCCGGGGCTGTCAGATACGCGGGTTTTCCCGGTGTGCACTGTATATCAGATTGGGGGAAGCTGGTCAACGTATCGAAAACTTAGCCCCGCAAATTTGCCTTTGGTGATGGGGGTTCCAGCAAGTAATGCGCGGCGCAGCGTAGGCATTGTCATACCGTAGTACTGCAATACTATAGTGAGACTGGGGAACTCTACATTAGTTGATACTTCAAGTACCGGTTTGCTCATCTTCTGGCGGGACTCTTCGGAGTGCTTTTTGCCTAGCCAGTTTTGGTTGCCTTTGTTAACTTCGGATAGTTTGCGGCGGTGTTCTTCGGACCTGATATGCCCCTTAGCGCATCTGTTCTTTTTAAGCGCTTCAGACATTTTTTTACGGGTTTCCTCTGAGGGAATAAATCTGCCACCCCGACCTTCAGCTAAAGCCGCTTGTGTTTTAGCAGATATTTTGGCCTTGGTCTCCGCAGTATGAAACTTCCCCGTTCTTGGATCAGACGTAGCCCATTGGCGTTTAGTAGACTCCGATAAACTGGCTCTGGCAGTTTCGGGCATGACTTTACCAAACCGGGGGTGGAGTGAACCCGTGCGCCCCCGCATAGGAGCCGCAACCCACTCCGCTAAGTTATAGCACGCAGCATTTCCTAAGTGTTCGTGGAGCAACGCCTGTTCAAGTGCTTCCATTGCAGTGGTAGACGAAAACTCTTCAAGCAATTCAAACTTAAACGCATCCTCCCCGTATTTATCCCATGCTGCTTGTAGCTTAGGGTTTGGGTGTGAACGCCTGCGCAATTTATTTTTATGAACTCTCCAACGTTCATACAGGTTACCGCTACTACCTATATAAAAACTTCCAGACACAACGTTTTTTATTCGGTACACCGCAATAATTTTTCTTGCCTTCGCCATACTTATCTCCGGTATAAAGCTAAGTATCAGTACTATACACCATACAAGTCTTGTAGCTCAACAAAAAGAAAGGGGCCGAAGCCCCTTTCAAATACCGCTTTAAAAACAACAGCTTAGCTTGCGCCGGGGGAACCAAAGATACCCAGAGGGTCGCTGACACCAAACGAATAGCGCTCCCTTGCTTTGTAGCGGCTGTTGCCCGTATCGAAGTCGGCGTCCATCGACGTAGACATCGGGGTACGAACAAAGTGCTTCAGGCCGTTCGGTACGTCGGTGGTCAAGAACCAAGCGTTGCTGTCGGTCAGATAGTGGTTGATTGCATAACCACCGGGGATCGAACCGTTGTTTTTCAACGCGTTGATGTCGTTGTCCGCCGTGCTTACACGCAGCTCAGTTTCCAGAATGCGGGTTGCAACGAACTGCAGCGCAGGCGGGATGATGAGCTTGTTCGGCTTGGCAGCGATCAGCAGACCACGTTCGTCGGTCCATGCAGCGATCTGAATGACGGCGGCTTCCAAAGAAGTCTCGTTCAGGTCGGCAGCGACAGTCGGGCGGTTGCTGTTAGTGCCACCACTGACCAGCGGATGGTCAGTAGCACACAGGACTTTGCCGTCACCGTAAGTAACGCCAGTAGCAAAGGCGTTGTTCAGGATAGCTGCAGCTTTAACCTGTTTGGTGTAAGCCATAGCGCGGGCAAGTGCCTTGGTATAACGAGCCGACAGGGAGTCGTACAGGTTGTCCTCGATGGCCTCTTCGGTCAGCGAGAAGCCCATAGCGATGGTCTCGTGTGTATAACGAGCCGTCCAAGCTTCCTGTGCGTTGTCGTAGGCCATAGCAGCGCCCTCGTTTTTCACGGGAGCGGCGTTAAAGCCAGACAACTTGGTTTCTTCTTCAAAGGAACGATCCGAGGTTTCCGTTTCGAAAATCTCTTTATGCTCCTCACCGTATTTTTTGTACTCAAGACCGAACAAGGCGTTAAGGCCGGGCAGCAGTTCTTTGAGTAGTTGTGCGCGTGAAATTGCCATTAGTCAGTACTCCTCACAGGCCAGTCGGGTTGTTGTAGTTGTGGCCACCCTTGACGACTTCGCCGGTATCAACGAACGGAGCGTTGATTTTGACGATGACTTCGGGGTAGTACGTCGTACCGCTGGACACAAACGCCGTGTCAGGGACAACGTCCACAATGCGCAACGGAAGCGACTTGGTAACTGCGAAGCTGTCCAAAGCAACAGCATCCAGCGAATTACCAGTAACGGTGCTACCGTCGTTGTCCACAATCGCAGCGTTCAACCCAATCGACGTGTACTGCGCGCCAGACGTGGTTGCCGGGGTGGAGCCTGTGGAAGCAACAACTGCCACTTTGAACAGCTGATCCGGGTCATCAGCCACATATGCAGTGATGAAGCCCGACGTAACCGTCAAGCCAGCAGGGCAGTACTGAGCCTGCACGGGCTGGTTAGTAGCGGTGTTGATATAAGAACAACCAAGGAACACGCCGATAAAACCAGTCACCGGGGCGGTGGTGGTCGCGTTGGCGCGAACGATGGTGCCGTCAGATTCGCGTTTAACAAGGTCACCGTAGTAAATTGCGTCGGTTACGCCAGAGGCGATACGCATTTGACGGGTGGCTCCTGCAAACACCTGACCACCGATCAAATTGATCGGCTGCAGCCCGTAAGAGGCTGATACTGTAGGGTATGCCATTTGAAGCTCCTAATTTAGTTGCCTTTGCCGAAAGTAACCTTTGATTTACGCTCGTTGAACAGCGGCATTCTTGGGTCATTCTCGCGCATCAGAGAGTTGTCTACAGATCGAATCTGCGATTCCGCCTGCTGGTTATAGTGGGCGTTACGTTCTTCGACCATTTCTACCGGGGCTTTGCAAAGCATGAGTCCACCCATAACGATGTTGTCCTTGAAGCGATCATTTTCAGAGTGCGACAAGAAAATCTCGGGGTGATCTACTGCTTTTACGGGCTCCCAGCCTTCACGCATTTTGGACGAAACGTTGGTCGGATCGGCCTGACCGTTCATGGACACACGAACCCAATGGAACGTATAGCCTTCTTGGGGTTTGGGCGACGGAAGCAATTCCGGCTTAGTCCAAGATTTCTTACGTGCCTTCTTCTCGCGGGTTTCCAGTTCTCTATCAAGTCTGTTCTCAGCCATTTTGTTTCATCTCCAGTTCTGCAACCTGTGCGGCGTATTGTTCCAAAGTAAGTCCTAGCCGTTTGGCTAAAGCTTGTGATGATGGCGAAAGGGTGACCTTTTTAGGGGCCGTGCTCCGCGTTGCGGGTGCCACCACGCTACTTGCTTTCCTCTGTTGAGGTGCCTTACTAGGAACTTCTTCCCCGGCGAAAGCTTCGGGGAACACCTGTCGCATACGTGCGTCAATGCGCTCGTAGTATTCATCGGAGCGGGGGTCGAGACCATCCCGCCGTAACTTCGTATCTAACCCCAGTGCAAAGGCCGTCATTTCAGGTGCATCTTCGGCTCCAAACCAAGAGTTCTTCTTGGCCCAAGCCTGTGCTCGCTCGTCCTGTTGGACGGGTTGCGGCGCTGTCTGAGGGTTTGGGGGAAGTTTTACTTCATTCTCTTTGCTTTGTAAAGGGGGAACTTTGATGTTGTTCACCCTATCCATGCGGATTTTAGCGGTAGTCAGTGCTTCCTGAGCAGCGAAGAGCAACTCCGAATCACCCGCCTCATACGCGTCTTTATACTTGCGCTTAGCGTCGGCAACTTCATTCTCGACAGCCTTCTTGGCCTGCTCGATCAGCGCGGTATGGCTCTTGTTGACGGAGCCCTTGAGCTGGGAGTTCTCCTCCATCACCGCTTTGACGTAGCGCTCAAGCTCCTCACGTTCCCGCAAGGCTTGTTCTTTAGCCCTACGCTCGTCGTGGTAGCCCTTGCTGAAATGCTGGATGCGTTTCTTAACCTTCTCGGAATACTGCCCAAGTTCGTCGTCGGTCACTTCCTCGGGTGGTTCAGAAGGCTTGCGGTTCCGATCTGCCTTTGGCGTCGGGTCCACAATCTCAATTTCGAGATCGTCGGTCTTAATAACCTCAACAACCTCTTTGTTTTTTGCGGGCTTAGGGTTAAGCGGAGTTTCCCCAACTGCGCCCTCTACCTCAATGTTCAACGATTCCTTTTCCGACTTAGCGTCGGCGTCGGGGAACTCGTACTCTACGGGTTTAAAAGCCATGGTTTATTTCCTCACGCACGGGAGATTGCTTTGGGATTGGGGACTACTGCCTCGACTGAATCATCGTTCATCAGCCGGTATTCTTGAGTGCCAATCTTGAATCGCGTTCCGGTATTTGCCCTGAACATGACGTAATCACCCGGCTTACACCAAGGTCCGTTAGGGAACCGGTCAGGGTCCGAATACGCTTGCTCACCTACATCCAACACAAGACCAATAGTGGACAGGATGTACTCCTCTCGCACAGTCTTGGTCGCCTTAAGAATTGCACTATCGCCAAAAGTCTCTTCCACATTGGGAAGGGCAATCAGCAGTCGGTAACCAACAGGCTTGGGGATCGACGCTTCTAACTCTTTCTGCGCCTGCTCCTCCCGCTCTATCTTGGCCCTACGCTGCAGTTCTAACTCAGTCATCATCTTGGTCCTTGTACGCCCGCAAAAGGTCAGATAGTTCACGCCGTGCGATAGCTAGACCTCGGATCACTCCGCACGTATTCCTATATTCCGCAAAGTCTTTAGCACCCCCGGAATTTAGGTGATCTTCAAAGTCGCGTTGCTGAGCAACGATTTTTTCATCCAGCACGTCAAAGACGGTTTTAGCCATGGACTAGCGTCTCCCCGGCGGTTTCGGTTGTGGTTTCTGCATGTTGAGCAAGGTTTTAGCCACTTCAATATCTACTTTGCGCTTGTTCTGCCGCTGGCTGGCGTCGATTTTCTCACCCTCCGCCACAGCATTGAGCTGGACCTTGGTCTTCTCCAGCTTGAGTTTTTCCGCGGCAAGGGCGATGTCAGCCTGATCTTTCTGAGCCTTGCGTTGCACGTCTTGAGCCTTGATCTGCACTTCCTGCTGCTGCAACTGGAAGGCTGGGTCTTGCGCTTGCTGCTGGGCCTGTTGTTGCGCGGCCTGCTGCTGATGAGCCTGAGTAACCTGTCGGCCAGCGTCTGCCAGTAGGCGTGACAGCTGCACTTCCATTTCTTCCGGCATCTCTTGGTCTGGCGCGGGCAGGGGGACGCCCATCTTGTCTTCCATCTGCTTGCGGTAGGCAAACGCCAAGTGTTCAGCCATATGCGCTTGTAACGCTCCCATGATCTGCTGAGCCATCGGGTTTTGCCCAATAGTGGCCATAATCATCGGGTCCTGCATGAACGCTTGGTGCGTTGCCATGTGCGCTTCATGGTCTTGGTAGATAAACGCCTTCATCGGCTTGCCGACCAGCGCCGCCATGTTTTCACTGACGGGGTCAACTGGCTTCATGTCGTCCTTGGTGGGCACAAGCTTGTCGGCGTTCTTGATCCCCATTACCTCGATCATCTGCCTATGCAACATGGGCAGGTCGTATATCTGCGGTGCGCCTTGGGCCATCTGCAGTACAGCTTGGTACTGCACAACCCGCTGCGCCATGGTGCTGCTGTTAGGATCGCTAACCGGGATGACACTAACCGCGGCGTAGTCTTCCTGCCGTGCACGGGGTTCCCCACGTTCCGGTACGTACTGGTAGTCAGTCGGGGCGTACTCAGCGATGATTTTGTGGAGGAGCTTGAACTCCTGCTTCATGGCGAAGTGAACCCGGGCCTGCACCGCGGCCATGGGTTTGAGGGTCCGTTCCAACAGGGCTAAAGTGGTCCCTACTGGCGCGTTAGCGCTCATATCACTGATGTTCATGTCAGATATGGCACCTAAGCGCCGACCTTCTTCAGTGATCTGGTTCAACAACGCCAGTAGGGTCTGGCTTGGTTCTTTGTATGGCAGGGGCAGGATGTTGTCGCGGATGGAACCGCTTGGGACATCCACATCTCTAAACTCGCCCGGGGCGATGGGGGTGTCGTCGCCCTTCACACGCAAGCCACGTGATTTGAGCCCCCCGGGCAAGTTACTCAGTGTGCCAGCGTCAACCAACTGGCGAATAATAGAAGTACCGGCCTTGGCGTAGCCGCCGATGATGTGAATCAGGCCGAGACCATAGAAACCGAAGCCGGGCACGTAGACGTAGTGCACGAAGTGCTGCCGCTTCAAGGCCAACGGGTCATCTGGGTTCCAGTTGCGGCGCACCGCCAGCACGATGCCCGTGCCCTTGTCCACAGTAATGACGTAGGGTTTAGCCAGCCCGTCCTCGTCGTCCACCCCGTCAATCACGAGGTTGGCGTGAATCTCATACAGGGCATAGCGGTTGTCGTGGGTGATGGTGAAGCCACCCTCCTTGGCCTTCTGTTCCTCGATGTCAGTGTGGTAGGGTGTCGGGTCACCAAGCTCAACCTCACGATAGAAGCCCGCTGCCTGCAGCTTGGCCATCTCGTTCTCGGTCTTGCGCATGACATGGGTAACGCGCTCTGCAGTCTCCAAGTGGGACGCGCCATACGGGACAATCACGTCCTCCGCGGGCAGGTAGACTGCCACTTGGCGGCCCAAGGTAGGATCGAAGTACACTTTCTTGAAGGCCGACCCGGCCAGACCCAAGGCGTAGAGCATCCGCTCGTGCTCGGGGCGGTACTCAGTCATTACCTCGGTCAGCTCGTAGTTCATGTCAGCACGGACACGCTCGGCGGCTTCTTCTTTCTCCGGTGTGATCTCCCCGATAATCTTGGTCTTCACCGGACCCATGGCCGGGAAAGTCTCACTCATGGTCTCAGCTTGGAAGCGGATGGCCGCCTCAGCCAGAATGGTAGAGTAAACACCGCAGGCATCCTCCCACGGGTCGGTCCGCATCTCGTACTTAAACCCAATGACTTCAAGGCCCTTAACGAAAGTGTCTGCCCACTCCTTGCGACTCTGGATGTCGGCATCAACCTCGCCCATCAGGTCCGAGGAGAGCCCCGTCAGCACGTTGTCATCAAGGTACTCGGCGAGGTTGGCGTCGAAGGGCGCGGACTCCAGCGACTCATCCGTTTCATCGGGGATCAGCGTGATCTCCACGCTACCGTCGTCAAGCGTCACGCGCTCGGGGTTGACGATGTCAATTTCTAACTCCGGCATTCCGACGTCTATACTGTCTAGGCCCATAGGGGCGGTGTATATGCCTTTCTCGATTGCCATAATGTTGTCCTAGTAGTATCCGCCCTTACGGCGTCTGAACCCGCGAACCTCTTCCCGCTCATCCGAGGGGAGGCGAATGAAGCCGCCCTTGCGGAACCGCATCAGTGCTTGGGACATGGAGTCCACCAAGTCATCGTGCTCACCGGAGGGGAAACTGGCCACTTCTTCCACCAACTCTTCTGCCCAGTGAGTCTGGGGTACCCAGACCATCCCCGAGGCAAACATGTCGGCCACTGCGTTTAAGCGTGCAATCTTGTCGTTACCCTTGGTGGGCGTGAACTCCTGCACCGGTATACCCATCGCCCGCAACTCAAACACAAGCGGCGCACCCGACGCCTTGGCCTCGACAATCAGTGAGTCCGGCTGCCACTCAGTGTACTCCCGCTGCGCACGTTGTTTCAGCTCGGGAAACTCCATCCTGCTCTTAAATGAGTTCAACAGGATAATGTTAGCTTGAGACTCGCCCCTGTCGTCCGGGTGGTAGAACACGCCCCACGTAGTACAAGCAGAGTAGTCAGAACGCTCTGTCTTAAGGAACGCAGTATCCCACGATTGAATAATGAAATCACAGGGGGGCGGGTCGTCGTCCTGCCAGATACTCCACCACTCGCGCTTGATGATGGCAGACACGTCGGATGTGGGCTGCTGCTGGTACTGCGCCATCCACTTGCCGTTGGGCAACTCCTGACGCAAGGCTTCCAACTGTTCGATGGGCCAGAACTCCGGCCACAAAGAGTTACCTGATGGCATGATGGCGGGGAACTCAATGACTTCCCACTCCTCACCGTTGCGCTGCGCCGCGGCCTTGATAACCTGACCGGTCAAATCTTTTTTAGACCACCGTGTCATGACGATGATGATGGCCCCACCGGGTTGCAGACGCTGCCGAGGACCGGAGGTGTACCACTCGTAGGTCTTGTCGTAGATGTCGGCGTTAGTCTCGGCCATGGTGGCCTCTTGTTCCGAGTGCGGGTCGTCGATAATGAGCAAGTCAGCGCCCTTACCAGTCACCGCACCGCCCACACCGATAGCAAAGTAGTCACCAGCCTTGTTAGTCGCCCACCTACCGGCTGCTTTCGAGTCCGTTTGCAGCGCTACGCCGGGAAAAACGTTGGCGTAACCCTCTTGATCGACCAAGTTTCGCACTTTACGACCGAAACCCGTGGCCAATTCGGCAGTGTGGGAGGTCTGGATGACCTTTTTCTCAGGAAAATTGCCCAAAAACCACGCCGGAAGCAGGTATGAGGCGAATTCTGACTTGGTATGACGCGGTGGCATGTTAATAATGAGGCGTTTTAGCTCCCCACGGGCCACGCGCTCGAAGGCTTCGGCCATAATCTTGTGGTGTCGCCCCCCAATGAAGGACGGCCACATCTCCTTGACGAACTCAAGGAAGCGGGATTGCGCCAGTTTGCGTTTCTTTAACTTTTCTAGGTGGTCCAACTCGGCAAGCAGTGTCTCCTGCTCAGACACGGACAGCAGGGGGAGTATCGTTGGGATGTCTTTTAGGCTAACGCCTTCAAACATCTGGGTTTTCTCCCGTTTCCGGGGGGAGTTCCAGCTCGTCACCAAGCCTCGCCCGCGGTTCCAACACACCCAGCTCGTCGTCTAGTGCGGCCCCGACGGGTACTACATCCACCACGGTGGCATTAAGCAGGCGCTTGACCCGCTCACGGATGGCTTTCTCCAAGTCCTCGGGGTTCTTGTAGTTCACCGTGACCTCACTGCGCTCCGTAAATAGCCCCACATCGCTGTGTTTTCCCAGAAGTTCGAGGGCTTTCAACTCATAACGGGCATCGCCGCAGTTGGCAATCTCCATCAGCTTGTTGGTCACGGCAGAACGAAGTGCTGCGACATCTAGGGCCAATTGCTGACCGTAGGTGCGCAGGAAAGCGGCGGCGGCGAAAGCCGTGGTGGGGGATTTAAGTTCCGACGATTTCTTATTTTTGATCGCGTCGGCAATCAGGCGACTCTGTTTGTCAGCATCGAGCGGGTCTAGTTCCAGCTCAGCCCCGAGGTCCATCTGCAGTTCCGCGGTGTTGGCAGCGACGACCATCTCCTCTAGGAAGGTGGCGGGCTTTTCCGCGTCTAGACTGTAGGGTAACGGATGATCCGTTGTAGGGTCGATGTTGACGATGGGCATAGCAGCTTAAGCCTTCGCAGGTATCAGTAATACCGGTGGCCGCAGTGTAATGACGTTTTTTGAAAAAATATATACCCCCCGGGGGTTTACGTTTGAAAAGGTAAGGGGGGTGTTTCCTGTAGGACATTGTTATGGAGTTGTGGAAAAAATGGGATTGGTTGAGTGGATTAGTATGTAGTAGGGAAGCGGGACTCCTTCGCCCCTAAGTGGGCCCTGCCACCCCGGTGGGTCGGCGTCTGGCCGGTTTGCCCGATTTGCTAAGTGTGGAACGGTTTGCTATACTGCACACAGGTCGAGCAATAGTGCGCGACCATCCAAGGTAGACCACCTACCTTAACAACCGTCC